TTTTTATTTCTGCTAAAAAAGAGCTATTGGTTGCGTAAAGCCTGAACTTATTTTGCGAGCCAGCGTGATAATGAAACCCAGGGGGCTGCTGCGAGCCACTGAACTAGTGAAACCCAATATTGGAGTGCGAGCCAGTAGGCGGATGAAACCCATTAGGGACTTGCGAGCCAAATTTGGAATGAAACCCTGAACAGGATTGCATTATTTGAAAAAGCCTTATCTGAGAGATCGGATAGGGCTTTTTTTGTGCCGAAAAATAGTCACAAGGGCTTGACGTACTACAAACGCCGTGTACAATATGTTGTGTATCCCCAAAACACACATAACCATGCCCAAAAAAGATAAGAACAGAAAGTCCCCAATAGACATTGAAAAGGCCCTTGAGCTTATTGGCACAGCCAAGGGCGCAGTCCTCAAAAACATCCTTAACAAAATCAAAGACGGCAATTCCATCCCAGCGCATGAGCAGAAACTATTAGATCAATATGAGGTGCAATTCAGGACCGAACAAACTGGCTTAGGCCGCCGTACTGTTGGTTCGCAAAAAGACGTTGCTGAATATCTCGGTAAATCAGTCAGAACGATTGCATATTATAAGAGCAGCCAAAACATGCCGGTCAACCCAGACGGCACCTATGACCTTGATGCAATCGATGCCTGGGTAGAAACTCAAAAAAAAAATGGTGTGGGCCAGCCTCATGGCCAATCAGAAGATCAACCCGGCGACAAGCTATTTTGGGAAGGTTTTTACAGGGAATATCGTGGCCGCCGTGAAAAGCTGGAATATCTCAAACTCAAGGGTGAACTAATATCCAAAGATATTGTTGATAATCTCCTTGAAACCCGTGCCGTGGAATTTAAAAGGGCGCTTATGGAACGTGGCCGTCGCCTGAGCTTAAGGCTTACAAACAAAACCGCCGAGGAATGCCAGAAGATCTTAGAAGATGACACCAATTTTATTCTTAACACCTACTCACGCGGTGAGCAATTAAGTGAATTACAACAAAAAGAACTAATAGAAGAAAATGAACCGGACGAACCAAGCGCTAAAATTTGACCTGTGGGATATTGAAAAGGCCGCACTCAAGCCACCGGAGCCTATTGAAGTGTCTGAGTGGGCAAACAACAACATTGTTTTGCTCAAAGAAACATCAAGAGAACCCGGTCCGTACAGGTGGCAGCGGACACCCTACCAAAAGGACATCCAGGATTTATACAAGCACCCATATATCCATCACCTTGTGCTTAAATGGGCTACGCAGTTAGGTAAGTCAGTAGTTTTGTATAATATACTTGGCTACATAATAGATCAAGACCCCTATAGCGCAATGTTGATATATCCAACCGATAAAGAACTGCGTTCAGTCTCCCGCAATCGTATCAAACCCTTGATTGAAAATAGCACTGCCTTGAATAAAAAGCATTCGTTAGATGTCGGCGAATATCAGACAGGAGAGATGGTATTCCCCGGCATGGTCCTTTATATTGTCGGCTCAAATTCACCGACTCCTCTGAAACAAAAGCCATGCCGCAATATTTTAAGGGATGAAATTAATGATTTTCCTGATCTCGTCAGGGACGCCGGCGACCCTATGGAATTATCTCTTGAACGGTTCAAATCGTTCCAGGACATAAGAAAGGTCGTGGATGTTTCCAGTCCTACCATAGAAGAAGGCAATATCACACGCCAGGAGGCCCTTTGCCAGGTTATATTACAATATTTTGTACCATGCCCATTTTGCAACCGGCTCCAAACATATAGCTGGGATCAGATCAAATATAATGACAAAGAGGCTCTAAAAAAGAATGACCGGATCTACACTGCCAAATCAACAGCTCATTATGAGTGTAAATTCTGTAAAAAGGAAATTGACGACAGCCACAGGGAATGGATGCTGGATAAATCAAACGGCGCAGGCTGGTTTGATATGTCCATTGAGAACCCGGAGCCTTCCGAGGACTCTATTGCCGATTTATTCAAATTACATGAAGACCGCGGGGTACAGTTGGAGTCTATTGCATCCAGGCTATCATCAATATATTCGCCATGGCTCAAGTTCGGCGATATTGTGCAAAAATATATAACCGCCGAGCTTTCAGACGTAGATCCGTTAGGCAAACAACGGGCATTTGTAACCGATTGGCTTGGTGAGGAATTTATCTCCAGGATTGAGGTCACAAGCGAATCTGAAATACTGGATCATCGCTGTGATCTGCCCCCCTTAGTGGTTCATAAGGATGCAATAGCGCTGACGTTGGGATGCGATGTCCACAAGCGGCACATAGAGTATGTGATAAGGGCATGGGCAAGGGATTATCGCTCATGGTTGATACGCTATGGGGTCATTTTTTCATGGGATGAATTATACCAGATAATCTTTGAAGATGTTTATCCGGTCGATGGTATTGATGACCACATGAAAATATGGAGGGCTGCAATAGACACAGGTGGAAGCGAGGGCGGGGAGGAAGATAAAACCAGCACAGAAGAAGTCTATGATTGGCTGAGAAATCATGGGAGGGGTGTTGTCTCAGGGGTCAAGGGGTCTTCAGGGGCTATGTCAACGAGGGTCAGGCAAACATTGATTGATAAGATGCCAGGGCGTAAAGGGCATGTAATCCCCGGCGGGCTGGTACTCTGGCTTATAGATACTGCGGAATTCAAGGAAACCCTTCATTATCGTCTGCAGATTGAAGAAGAAGGCCCTCAATATTTTTATGTTCATTCAGAGACAGGCAAGGACTATGCAAGGCAAATCACGGCAGAGGAAAAGCGTTATGACAAGCGTGGAAAACTTGTCTGGCATAAAACAAGGGCGAACCACTTCCTGGATTGTGAATTGTATGCCGCCGCATGTGCTGATCCTCAGTGGAAGGGAGGGGTTCGCGTGCTCCGTGACAGGGCGAAACCAAGAGATAGGGCTCCACAGCCGAAATCGCCTGCAGGCGGTGACTGGATTGCGAGAAACGCCAAACCATGGATGAAAGGTCGTTAAATGGCATGGCTTGATGAAAACAAAGACTGGGTTCCGAAATCAAAACAGAGACCCAAGCCCCCAAAAAAGGTTGAAATGACATACAGGATTAGTGAGGTTGCGGAAATGTTATCCGTAACCCACCAAACAGTTTTTAAATGGCTTTCCATTGATGAGCCGGAAGATGCGATAATACCCCCATCTGCCTGGTTTAGATTGCCTGGTGGCCATATAAGAATCTTTGAATCAGCGGTTTTACAACTACAAAAACAACTATAAATAATTTTGTCATTCCGGCGAAAGCCGGAATCCAGGTTTTCAATTAGTTGCTGTTTTCCTAAGTTTTACTGCTTTTTCCTTAATCAACATTAAAAACATACTACTTTCAGAAGCTTTCAGAAGATATCAAAAACACTTCCTTGACATACCACATCTTTTCTCTAAGCTTTAACCTATCTTTTTCATAATTTTCCTCCGAAACCGGCCAGTGCGATGGTCGCACCCATCGCATTTGGCCGGTTTTTTATTAGAAAGGAGCCAAAATGTGAGCCATGTCCACATCAATCCAAGACATCATAGACGCAATCGACGCCGCAATCCTGGCAAAACTTAATGGCGGCGCAGTGCGCTCTTATTCAATAGCCGATCGCAACCTCGTAAACATGGGTCTCAAAGAACTGAGAGACACCAGGGCGGAATATGCCGCAATATTAAGCACACAACAGGGCGGAAGGAAAAACTATGCCTCGTTCAGCACGCCAAGTTAGGCAAGAGCTCAAAGACAATTGGCTGGAAAAAGCCATATCAACAATCTCACCCACCTGGGGCTTTAAGCGCAAGTCCGCCCGCTTTGCGTCTGAGTTTATGCTTTCCGGCGGCTATCGTGGGGCAAAAAAGAACCGGCCTCACGACCAATGGCTGCCAGGCGGAGGCTCCGCAGACCAGGATCTGCTTCTTGACCTTCCGGATCTCCGCGAGCGTTCCCGTGACCTCAATCGAAACGACGGCATTGCAGCAGGCGCAACCGACACGGTTGTCACAAACGTTGTGGGAAGCGGCATAATGCCGCAGAGTCAAATCAATGCCGAAAGACTCAACATTGCCACGGAAAAGGCCATTGAGATCCAAAACCAGGTCGAGCTTGTATGGTCACGCTGGAAACGCAATGCAGACAGCACAAACCGGCTTGACTTTGACGACATTCAATCCCTTATCCAGCGCCAAATCCTTGAAAACGGCGAAGTGCTATTCCTGCCCCTTATGATACCGGACCGGCGGCCTTATTCCTTGGCCCTTGAGCTGATCGAGGCAGATCGGTTAGATACTCCCCCTCAAAAGATAACCGCAGACAATATCAGGGGCGGTATTGAGCTTGGCAAAAGGGGCCAGCCCATTGCCTATTGGATTAAAAAATCACACCCCGGAGACATGACCGTCGGCACATACAAGATGGATGACTGGCAAAGATATCCTGCATGGAATTCTGTCGGGCGTCCGAACGTATTTCATCTTTTTCACCAGAACAGGCCGGGCCAGAGCAGGGGGGTCCCCTGGTTTGCGCCTGCCTTAGATATTTTCAAAAACATGGCAAGCTATATGGAGGCCGAGCTTGTTGCGGCCCGTGTTGCGGCCTGTTATTCCATACTTGTCAAATCACCGAATCCTTATGAAATGGGCCAAATGGCCCAGGCTGGAGAAACAGACGGCGAAGGAAAGCCGATTGAATATCTTGAACCCGGCATAATCAAGTATTTGGGACCAGGGGAGGACGTAACCGGCTTTACCCCTAATCGCCCGGGCAACACGTTTGAGCCCTTCATTGAAAAAATCCTCCGGGCTATTGGCGTGGCCCTTGGCCTACCCTACGAACTCATCGCAAAAGACTTCTCTAAAACCAACTACTCAAGCGCCAGGGCATCCCTGCTTGAGGCCCGCAAGTTTTTTCAATGGGGTCAGATCTGGCTTGCAAAATATTTATGCCAGCCTGTCTGGGAAATGGCCATTGAGGAGGCATGGCTCAGGAATGAGATCGATGCCCCGGACTTTCTTGAACACAAAAGAGAGTATTGCAAGGCGAAATGGATACCTAACGGCTGGCAATGGGTAGATCCGGTCAAAGAGGCAAAAGGGGCGGAGATATCCCTCAAAAATAACATGACAACACTTTCAACGGTCCTTGCATCAAGAGGTGAGGACCTCGACGAGACCCTTGAGCAGCGTGCAAGGGAGCTCGTGAAGATCAAGGAACTTGAAATCAAGTACAACATTGAATTCGACCCGCCAAAAGAGAAGGTGGCGCAAGGAGGGCAAAATGCCTAACCAAAGCATAACAGTACCATTAAAGGCAACCCGGCTAACCGGAGAGCCTGTTGAGTTTTCAGACATCGGCACGAAAGATGAAAAACCCAAATTCAAGATGAATGCCTATTCGGGCGATGTAATCCCAAATCATTGGTTTTGGGGAAACCTGATCATTGATATCGCCGGCATAAAACTGCCCAAAAAGAAAATGCCTGTCCTGCAAGATCACTTTACGGAAAAGATCGTTGGATGGAGCGAGAAGATCAAGAAAGGTGATGATGGTGTGCTTATAGAAGGCAATTTTGCAGAATCAACGCAGTCAGGCCAGGAGGCCATGGCCCTTGCAAAAGAGGGTTTTCCCTGGCAGGCGAGCGTTTATATCCCGCCTTCGTCAATAGAAGATGTGTCTGAAGGTACAAAGGTCGAGGTAAATGGCCGAAAACTCAAAGGCCCTTTAACTATTTTCAGGAAAACAGAATTAAAAGAGGCATCTTTTTGCGCCCTCGGGGCCGACAGCAATACAAGTGCCGAGGCACTAAAGGACAGCGGGAACATACAGGTACCAATAACTAATACCAAAAAAGGAGGTAACAAGCAAATGGACGAATTAACAATGGAAATTCTAAAAAAGGATCATGGTGATCTGGTAGTTGCGCTTTCAGCAGAGGTATCAAAAGGCATAACCATTGATAACTTCCCGGAGGATGTCGCCAAGCTGAAAGAGGAAGCCTCAAAAGTGGCTTCAAAGGCCGAGCGTGAGAGAATCCTTGGCATCTTTGGCCAGGCCTATGGTGAAGACATGAAGGCAAAGTTTGAGAAGATCGTAGGGCCGGACGCCAACATGGAAGCACTCATGGCATTTGCACAGGAAAAGGCCAAGCAGGACATCCTTGCCAAAATGACCGCAGAGGCCCCGGAAAGCGCAGGCGCAGGGGATGGCGATGAAGGCAACTTGAGCAAACTCACCGGAGAGGAAAAATGGAAGGCCGAGTTTGCCGAGAGCAAAGACCTGCAAGACGAGTTCGGCGGCAGTGTTGACCGTTACCTGGCTTTCAAAAAGGCAGAGGGCGAAGGCAAGGTCAGAATCCTCAAATCAAAACAGGCATAACAGGACCCTATAACCATAACATACTGTAGGGCAAAGGAGGGAATGATGTCGATAATCCGGATAACAAGCCAAAGAGAAGGTTTTCGCCGGTGTGGGATGCCGCATCCTGCAACTACGACTGAATATCCCGACAGCAGGTTTGCGCCAGACGAAATACTCAGGTTTCAAAATGAGCCTATGCTTGAAGTCGAGATAGTTGAAGGGAAAAAATCGGCTGAACCGATAGATTCAATTGAATCAACTAAATCAACAAAACCAAAGAAACAAAAAAAGACAAAACAAGGAGGTAAAATCAAATGACTACTTTAGCATTAGATACACCAAGGGCACTTGAGCTTGGAGATCGTAACGAATATCCGGTGATAGCTGCGGATATAATCTTTGAAGGGGGTGCGGTTGGGCTTGTGGATGCTTCAGGGCACGCCAGGCCATTGACCTCGGTAGACAGGTTTGTCGGTTTTGCAGAGGCAAAGGCCGATAATTCCTTGGGCGCCGCCGCCGCAATAAACGTGCGTACCGTCAAAAAGGGCGCAATCCAGCTTTCTGTGACCGGCGCTGTAATTACAGATGTCGGGCAGCCCGTTTATGCCCAGGACGACAATGCGTTTTCATTCCTGAAAACGAGCGGCGTGTTTATCGGTTTCATGCGCCGGTATGTCTCGGCAGGTGTGGCGATCGTGGAATTTGACGTTGATGTCCTGCGAGATCCTCATGAAGGCCTGTTTGCGCAAACAGTGGCGGACAATTTGACCCTGGATGCTCAGGATTCAGGGAAAGTCCTGTTTATGACGGTTGATGCCAAGGCAATCACCTTGCCGGCAGTAGAAGGCATGGCCGGGATAAGAATTGTGAATGGAGGGGCATTTGGAACTGTCATAGTTACCGTATCACCCAATGCAGCCGATATGATCGAATCGGTCGATGTGGCCGGTGTTGATGATAAGGATATCATAAACACCAAGGCAACCGCTCGCCGGGGCGATTATATTGACCTGGAATATGGCGATGCAAACGGCTGGGTTGCAACTCGTATAGTTGGAACCTGGGCAAAAGAATAACAAACAATTCATTCCGCTCTTCGTTTCCCTTCCCTCGCGGGAGGGGATAGAGGGGGTGGGCAGAAAGATGAAATCATTAATATTAAATTGAAATAGGAGGTACAACATCATGGGAGCAGCAGGATTAGGAAGCAGGGCGATAATCGGTGAGTTTTATCACCGTCTCAGTCAACTAACTGGCATGAGCTGGATTAACCAGATTTCAATGCTTTTTGACTCAAACCAGGAATCAGAGACCTATAAATGGCTCGGCATGGTTCCGCAGATGCGGGAATGGGTCGGCGGTAGGCAGGCCAAGGGATTCCGTGAGAATGGAATCACCATTTTCAATAAGAAATACGAATCTACTCTTGAGATCCAGGTAGATGATCTCAGGCGTGATAAGACCGGCCAGATCATGCTCAGGGTGGGAGAGCAGGCCAGGAGAGCGCTGGCGCACTGGGCATCTTTGTTAAGCACCTTGTTAATCAATGGAACTTCAGGTGTTTGCTATGACGGCCAGTATTTCTTTGACTCCGACCATAGCGAAGGCGATTCAGGGACATTATTAAACCTGTTAACCGCGACCCAGGTGCCAAAGCTCGATGTTACGACAACCACGGCACCGACAGCAGCCGAAATGGTTGAAGCTGTCCTTGGAGTAATCGGTTATATGATGGCCTATAAAGATGATCAGGGTGAGCCTCTTAATGAAGACGCAAGGGAATTCCTGATCATGGTCGGCACCCCTCAGCTTTGGGCACCCCTTATGGCAGCCCTTGGCTCACAGGTAATAACCGATGGCGCAGGCGCAGCATTCACCAATGTCCTTGGAACGCTTGATGGTTTCAAGCTTAGAGCCGAATTCAACCCGAGATTTTCAGCACTCACAACCAACATGATGGTTTTCAGGACCGACAGCGATGTCAAGGCCCTTATTCGCCAGGAAGAGGAACCCATCAAAATGAGTGCCATTGCCGAAGGCAGCGAGCTTGAGTTCAACGATGACGTGCACCATTACGGCATCAAGGCTATGCGTAACGTGGGTTATGGTTACTGGCAAATGGCCAGTTATTCAACCTTCAGCTAAAAACAAAGGGTTACAAAGTGGGGTCGAATCTTACGAAGATTTGACCCTGCGATGACCATAAAGGATAACCTAAATGGGTCTTTTTGCTCAAACAGATTCCAGAATAGCTGATGCCAGTAGGGTTTGGCAGGCGGCCTGCAATGCCGATATTGTGGATTGGAATAAAGCCAATGAATTTATCTTAGCCACATGGGTTTTATCGAATTCTACCAATCCCGATTCTGACTGTAAACTTCAATGGCGCAGGGCTGGCGGAACTTTTGTCGATGTCGGCGCTGATACTGAGATTCGTTGGGGAATAGGAACAGTATTAACCGATGCTTTAGCTTTAGGAGCTAACACAGCAGGTTGTCTATCTCCTATAGATAATGGCAGTGTAGAAAACGAAGGCGATAATTTAGCTTATTTATTGAATATCGGCAACGGCACTTATGGTGAGATTCAGTGGGCATTGGGCTTTGGTTCAGGGGCATTAGATGGGCAAGAGTACGAGTTGCAACTTGTAGTTATTGATTTTTCAGGCTCTGCAATACTCCAGACGACAATCACGACCTTATCGGCCGGAGCAATTATAGGAGTAGACATATCCACGAACAAGGATAAGGCCGTCACATTCAGTGGCAAGGCATCTTCAGGCGGGGCCTTATCTATCAATAAAAACAAGGTTGCCTCTATGGCAGGCAAGGCCTCCGGGGCATCTGGTCTTGGCATGACCAAAAACCAGGGCCTATCTCTGGTTGGAAAGGCAACTACAAAGTCCTCTGTTTCAATCACAAAAGATCAAACAGCCTCCTTTGGCGGCCTGGCAGCCACAAAGGCCAACCTTGACTTGGCCAAAAATTACATTGCTTCTTTTGTAAGGAAGGCAATTATTTCGGGCAGTGTATCTGTGGTCTCCGATCATTCCTCTGCCTTTGTAGGCAAGGCAGCGGCCAAGGCCCCTCTAACTACAATAAAAGATCAGGCTGTTGCCGCTGTTGGGAAGGCGGCCGCTTCAGCCGACATATCCATATCCAAAAACCATATAATAATTCAGGCCGCCAAAAATATCATAATATCTGCATTGGCTATCACCAAAAGCCTTGTTGCGTCTGTGGCAGGCAAGGCAGCGGCACTGGCCAACATAAGCATAAACAAAGATCAAACCATTGAAGAAACAGGCAAGGCATCCTCCTTAGGAGATGTGGGTATTACAAAGAATCAACTGGCCTCACTCATCGGCAAGGCCCTTGCCGCAAGCGACCTGTCTATTTCCAAGAATCATATTGCTTCACTGATCGGCAAGGCCCAGGCCAATGCAGCTTTAGGCCTGACCCACGATATAGCAACTGTTCTTCAGGCCCTTGCTCAGGCATCTGCAGCAATCAGCACAACGGGCAATTTCACTATTACGCTCACCAGCCAGAAGCTCGCAGGGGTTACTCAGGTCAGCATCGCAGTAACCAAAAACATGACCATAGACAATGTTGCCAAGCAGATAGCCTCTGCGGCGATTCAGCTTAACAAGGGGCTTTCAGCAGACATTGAAGGCCAGGCCAAACATAGGGTTGATGTTGACTTGCAGTTTGATTCGGCCCTGAGCATTGCGGGAAAGGCAGCCGCAAAGGCAGATTTTGATATCACGAAAGATACATTATTGGTCCTGCAGGGTGAAACTACTTTTGTAATTTCTGTCCCAGAGAGCAGGTTAGTCACAGTTGAACATGAGCTAAGGGAGATGGTCGTATCAGGGGAGGTAAGGATAATCACCGTAGACCATGAAAGCCGGGTAGTTGATGTGGGTAGGGAAGAACGGGTGATCGCTGTAGGTCATGAAGATCGAATTATAAACGCAAATAAGTCCGGATGGTAAGGAGGGTAAAATGGATTTCGAAAGAGAAATGGGCGTAAATTTTGGGGCCGGAGCAAAGGCAAAGGCAAAGGTCATTGAGCTACAGAAGAAGTTCAAGAACGTTTATAAATTCCGATGCTTTGACAAGCATGGCAACCTCAAATGGGAAGATGTCATTGAGAACTTAGTTGTCGACGAAGGTTTGACCCTTGAATTGCAAGAGTTTTTCAAGGGCGCTGCCTATACGGCCCTCCATTATTTAGGCCTGACTGGAACGACACCGTCGTTTGCTGTAGGCGATGATATGACAACTCATGCCGGCTGGACAGAAGTGACCGCCTATGATGAGGCAAACAGGATTACCCTTGTGTGGAATGCCGCTGCAGCTAAGGCCATTGATAATGTTGGAAACGAGGCGACCTTTACGATCAGCGCTAACAGTACAACGATTGGCGGGGCCTTTATCTGTACAGAAAACACAAAAGGCGGCTCGGCTGGAGTGCTCTATGGCGGAGGCGCTTTCAGTGCAGGCGATAAAGTACTGGATGATAATGACACATTGGAAGTCACCGTAACTTGTAGCGCAACTTCGAGCTGATAAGAGGATAAAGTGGCAATAAAGGAAATCCCAAAAGATCCTGATGCGGTCTTGGATTATGGGTTTAACTGGAAGAAAGAAGGGAGTCCTTGGCTCGAAGACGGGGAGACCATAAGCACAAGCGAATGGACAGTCCCCACAGGATTAACAAAGGACAGCGATAGCAAAACTGACACCACGACAACGATATGGCTATCCGGCGGAACTGTCGGGGAGACCTATCGTATTGTCAATGAGATAATTACTAATCAGACCAGAAAGGAAAATCGATCTATCGATATTGTGATGGTGGACAGATGACCCTGAAAACCCAAATGGAAAGCGATCTTGATAGCATCTTTTTCAATACGGATGAGTTTGCAAAAAGCGTCACTTATATACCTTTAGGATCAATCCTTGGGGAGACCGTAAAAATCATCATTAATGCAAGCGACGAGTCGTTACAGGACCCGCAACCGGCGGCAGACGAGATGATAATAGAAGTTCAGGAGAGCGAGGTCGCAAGCCCAAACGCCCAGGGCGATACGTTCACGATCGATGGAGAGACCTGGTATTTAATAGAAAACCTGGCAGGCCCAAAGGCAACGGGAATATGGCGCTTGCGCCTGACACGTTCCGAAAGAAGGCAACTTTAAAGGCAAAATAAAAGATGCTCGCAATCAAATTCAAAGGGATCGCAAAGGCCGGAAAAGGCATCCAGAAGTGGGCTGACGACCAGAAGAAAAACCTTAATAAGGCGCAGACTATCGCCCTTTCAAAGGTCGGTTGGAATTATGCTCAAATCGCACAAACAGAACTTAAAGGCGGAAGATTAGGCCTTGCACCCAAGGTGTTATATCGAAATACCCCAGGCGATCCAAAGTATAGCAGAGGCCCTACAGATCCCGACAAACCGTTATCACCGCTGCATAAGGGGATAACTTATCATGTTCAGTACTCCACAAAAACCTTAACGCTTGGTTTTCGTGGAATCGGAGGCACGGCATGGCAGGCAAGAATAGCAAGAAAGAGCGTTGATGGATATCGAATCAGGATCACAAAAGCAAAAAGGGAGATGCTTCATTCATGCGGGATACATCTCAGGAAAGAAACAAAATCAGTCAAGGTCCCGTCCCGCGATATCATGGGGGCCTTTTATCAGAAATATTATAACGACATGTTGAAGGATTTCAAGACATTGTTTTTGCGCAAAATGGCCGGAGAATATATCGAATGAAAGAACTTATAGAAGCAATCAAGGTTCAGCTTCAGGGCGATGCCAGTTTGAGCTATATAAGCGACACCGACATCTTTATAACGCCGGACCCTGATATGATACCCATAAGCGCAGGCTTCCCGGCCCTTGGCCTTAAGGACGGTCCGGTGGACCATCTTGTTGAAACATCCGAAAACTGGGAGGTCCATTATCAGGTAAATATCATAATCTACCAGCTTTTGAAGGCCGGGGAGATCCCAATAATAGGCCAGACAATGCCGCGTATATATGGCGTGCTGGAAATAAGAGACAATATCCACAACTCCTTAAATGACAACTTATTGTCAATAACCGGCATGGAGTTGGCGTTTCCGGTTGAGGAAACAGAAAGCGAGACAATCGGTTATGAGGACATGATATTGCAGCGCAAAATCATAACCTATGAATATCAGAAATTAGAGGAACGACCATAAGGGGTTTGTCTTTAACTTTGAACTGTGAACCTTGAACCCCTGAACCTAAAAAAAGGAGGCACATCATGAAAGTCATATACACAGGCCCAGGGCCAAAGACATACCACCCTGTTTTAGGGGAGCTTGTCACAGGCGAGCCCTTCACCGCCAAGGATAAAGGATTGTCAGACAAAGAGGTGGAGAAATATCTAAAATCCGGTCTTTTGAAGAAGGCAGAGAAGGAAGAACCAAAGACCTTAAAAGCGAAGGAGTCTCTCACCCCAGTACCATCTCACGGAGCTACGGGGCAGGCAGAGAACACAGAGAATAAAAGACAAAAGATAAAGACTTAAACCGATCAAAAAGGAGGTAACACATCATGGGAGATCCGATAACAGGAAGAGAACTAATAATTGGCCTCAAAAAGACGGCCGCCTGGGGCACTGCGCTTGCTTGCGGGGCCACCGACGGCGTCTTGATCTTGAGCGAGTCCATAAAGCAGACAATAGAGGACTTGGCAGATGACAGTCTGGGTGCATATTTCCATCACCAGACCGACAAGGGCAAAAGGAATGTGGCCGGAAACCTGGAGGCATACATGCGTTATGAGGGGCTTGATGTTGCCCTGGCGCTGATTATGGGAACGGCCGGCGTGCCTACGATACAGGGGGCAACCGCTGCATACATAAATAGCTATGTCATGGCAAACGAGATCTATGGTCTGTTTGCCACGCTTGCAATGCTCAAAAAGTCCGATGTTGTCCATGAATTTCCGAGCATTAAGCTGCATGGATTTACGTTATCAGGAGAGATGTATGCCCCAATGAAAATCACCCTGAACACACTCCCTGATAAACTTGTGACGGATTCTGTAATAAACACAGCTGCGACTATGGCAAACGTGACCTATCCTGACAAGTCAAATAGGATAATCATGAACAGCGACACGACAGTCAAAATCAATGACAAGTCCGCAATTGCCCTTGCAGATGGCGACAAGGTTTATCCGGCAAGCTTTGAGCTGACATTCAACAGGCCCCTTGAGGGTGACATTGTGGTAGGGGCAGAAGGGATTGACGAGCCGATCGGGACAGGCTTCCCTGAGGCAACCTTAAAGCTCACTTTCCCGAAATACGATGATGCAAACCATGACTTTTTTGCAGACTGGGAGGCATTTACGGAAAAGAAGGCCGAGATCTATCTGAAAGGAACCCTGATTGAGGACACATATTATTACGATTTTAAAATCACCATGCCGAACCTCAAGGTCACGGATGTCGATACTCCGGCGGCTGGCCCGGGCAAGATCCCAAACAGCCTTACGTTTAGGCTTTTGGGGACAGATTCAGCACCCTTGGGCATGACCGGAATAACAAAGCCGTTTCAGATTGACGTAACGAACAAACGAACCACAGACCCGTTGGCATAAAGGAATGGGGTCAAATCAACGAAGATTTGACCCCAGAACCCAACGAACCCAATAACCCATAAGGAGAACCGCAATGCCCTTCATAGAAATAATCGACGATGAAGAAAGCTTTAGGCTTGATGTTGGCGACAGTTATTTTGAACTGAGAAGATTCGATTCAGCGAACTATAATGAAATTGAGAAGAAGCATACCAAAAAGAAAAAGAACTTTCGGACAGGAGAATGGATCAAGGAGGTAGATGATCGTTCCGTAAATGACGACCTGCTTGATTACATGGTAACAGGCTGGGGGCATATCAAATCACCAACAACAGGCGAGGATGTGCCCTGCGAAAAGAAGAATAAAATCAAGCTCCCTGGTTCAGTCAAGATGCAGATCATTGAGGCGTGCGATGCCGACAACATCACAACAGGAAAAAAAACTCGAATCTCGAAGCCTACGCCCAGTGTCGCATCGATTACCCCAGGCTAAATTGTGCTCAGTGTGAAGAGAACTACGACAATGACGGCATTGAACCGGACTGCGAAAACTGTAAGCTTCCCGTCTTGTCTTCTGAAGATAAGGAGATATGGGACCTATACTCATTATTAAGGACTCAATTTGTCTATGACTTTAATGCTCTTCCGCTGATCTTTGAAATTTTTGGTCTAAAACAAACTAAAAGGCAGGCCTGGGATACGATCACAAAATTGATCATGATCCACCAGATGTTCTCAGCCAAGCAGAGCTTGGATAACCCCATGGCCCCTGGCCAAAGGACAACACCAAAAAGAACGCCGGGGCCAGGGCCCCGCAAGGTGGTATTAAGGCATGGCAAAAAATAAAGTAACCATAACCCTTGATGTTGATGACAAAGGCACTGCCACAATCAACAAGTTTGATAAGAGCGTTGAGAGCGCCTTTAACAAGATTAAAGGCCATTCCAACGCGTCCATGGAAACATCCACAAAGCTAAGCAACACCTGGAACAAATCACTCAGCAGCATAAATTTCAAGGCCGTTGGCATTGCCGCCGCTGCAATGGCCACCGCGGTGACCTATGCCTTTACGAAAGTAACGAACGAGGTAGTATCAGCAGCTAATGCCCAGGAAGCAGCGGAGAAACGCCTGGAGGCGGTAATCAAGGCTACAGGTCAATCGGCGGGTTATAGTGCCGATGAATTATACAAAATGGCGGCCGCCTTCCAGAAAACAACTACTACTGGTGATGAAGTCATAATTGCTGGAATGTCTATTCTTGCGACCTTTAAACAAATTCGAGGAGAAGGTTTTGAGCGTGCTACCCAGGCGGCCTTAGACATGTCTGAAGTTATGCAACAGGATTTAAAAAGTTCTATGGTAATGATTGGTAAAGCTATGAATGACCCTATTGCAAACCTTAGTGCTATGACCAGGGCAGGAGTACAATTCACTGATACACAAAAAGATATGATTAAGGAATTATGGGAAGCTGGTGATGTAATGGGAGCTCAAAATATTATACTTAAAGAGCTTGAATCACAATTTGGTGGTGCTGCTACTGCAGCAAAAGATACTTTTGGGGGAGCGGTAAAATCAGCAAAAAATGCTTTAGGTGATATGAAAGAAGAACTTGGTTTTGTAATAACTAAAAGTGACTTTTTCATTGACCTTGTTAAAATGGCTGAAAAACAATTTGAAGAATGGGGAACGTCAATAAAAAATAATAGAGAATATTTAATGAATCTTGTAAAAGACGGGATTCTCTATGTTTTTGATGCTGTAATACTCCTTATAGAAATATTAAATGTGTTATCAAACGCATGGAACGGGGTCAAGATCGCAGGCACAGTTGCTATTGAATTAATAATTGATTCCGTGAAACTGCTTTACGACGGCCTGATGCTGCTTTTCGAGCCCTTCAACATGCTCCTTGACTGGCTGGTAGAGATAGGGGTCATCGGATCTAACCCCTTCAAAGAAATGCAGAACGAGATCAATGTCATGGCCGAGGTTAGCAGGGCAGCCACGGAGAATGTCATCAAAGATGCCCTGGATACTGACCAGTCATACAAGGATACTGTTGAGACGTTAAAAGGCTGGAGAGACAAGATAAGCGAAGTTGAAATCAAGCAGACAGAGGCGGGCGAAACAATCAAGACAGTAAATGAGGAAATCAAGGTCTCCACCAAAGGAACAGCCGAACAATACGCCGTTGATTGGGAAGCAGGTGTCATTAAAGCAGAGGCAGCGCATAACGAATATCTGGCGTTCATGAAAAAGCTTTATGCTGAAATCCTTTCAGAAGATACAAAGCTCTTGAGCGATCTTCTCACCGAACAGGATAAATACATCAATGCAACAGAAAAAGAACAGAAAAAGATGTGCATTGAGATATTGGGAGTTACCGAAGATTATTTTGATAAGGATACCGGAAAGGTCACTAATGTTTACGAGGCATTTTTTAAAGGATTTGAGACCTGGCTTGAAGACAATAAAAAGGATTGGGATGAGTGGGCCAAGTATATTGAAAATGCCTCATACGATGCATTCGACCAAATAAAATCAGATTTCAAATCAAATATCTCAGATTACTTCCAAGGCGAATACGATAGCCTGAGCGATCTCTGGGATGACATGCTGGATAGCATGCTTGCTGCCTTTTGCGATTTTATAGCTGATTTACTCGTTGAGTGGGCCTTGATGGAATTGTCAGACTTGGTGTTTGGAACAAGTAGCACAAGCTCTCTTTTGAGTTCTGCTGTAGAATATGTAACTGATGCCATTGGCCTAACTGGGTCGGGCGGGCTTTTAAGCTCACTTGGGGAGGCAGTAGGATTGACAGGAGAAGGTGGACTTTTAACATCAGGAGGAGGAACGACAGCAGGGGCTGCAGTACCCGATATTTATAATTACACGTATGACCCAGCACCAGCATATGAGGCGGCTTATTCTGGCTCTGCTGCATATAGTGATGTTATTCCAGCAGAATGGGCTTACGAAGCAGCGCCAGCATATGAGGCTGCCCCGGCCGCAGGTGCTGCCGCAGGTACTGCTTCAGGTACTTCCGCAGCAATGGGAGGAGGATCTGCCGGATTTGGTTATACCGGAGCGTCAACAGGCGGATTAACAATGAGCGGGGCTTATGCCGGTGTTGCAGGAGGCGCAATATATGCCGCTGCTGCCTATCTAATGAGCGAACAATGGGCATCTGATTTAGAGGATAAATATGAACGTATACAGCATTGGTATGATACATTTTATGCTCAAGATGCATCTGCTCAGGCCGGTACGATTTTTCAAGGCGCACAGTCTTTTGCCACTGGTTTAGGGGAAGAGGAAGGTTATGAATTATTCCTGGCTACAATAGTTGCTATGGATGAAAATGCACTTAGCTGGGACGCCTGGACAGAACTCGCTGCATTGCATGGTGAGTCAGTCGAGGATGTTCAGGAAAGATACCAGACATGGTTTGAATACATAGCGGGAGATGCATCTTCTCCATTTAATGAATCCTTTTGGCAGGCAGGGGTAACTGGTGCACAAAACCTCCAAAGCGCTATTGATACGACTATGAAGTCTTTTGGTGAAATGTCAGAGCAAGAGTTTGGGTTTAGTTGGGCAGAGGATTGGTGGGCAAGTGAGAATGAATTTTACTATGATCTTGAAGAAGCAGAGGAAAGATTTGCCTCCGCAGTAGATGATGCAATGGCAACATTCACCGAAGCAGAGAAAACCTATACCATGGCAATGCTTGAGGCATATGAGGCAACCGCTACCACCGATCTCGCGAAGACATTTTTTGACATGGCTAACGAAGGTTATGCAGACCTAACTCAGGCCGAGCAAGAATGGGTTATGGCATCACTTGGCGGTATAGAAGGCTGGACAGAGGGATGGTCACAGGCTGCCCAGGATTTTTATGATGCACAGATAGGAAGCTGGGATCAGTTAAGTGAGGCCGAGCAAGAATGGGCCATGAATATGCTTGGCACTATGACTACATATTATGAAGGTATGACAGATCAAGCGAATGCGGCATTTGAAAGCTTACAGGGTAACTATGAATATCTCTCAGATGCCTCCGGCGAATGGCGAGTGAATGCTGAAAATGATATAATGACTATGGAACAAATGATGCTCGACGCCTTCGCTAATATTGCGGCAGGCACGTCTGACTTGACTGCACAACAACAAGATTGGGTAACGGCTTATGTGAGTGGCACAGAAGAGATGTCTGCTGCCGGTAGTGTTTGGATAACAGAATATTATAATAGTTATGTTTCAGCAGCGGAGGCGGCGGCGTCCAATGTAAGTGAGACAATGAATGAAACTATGGACAGTATG